CGCGGCCTGTTCGGCGAGGCCGGCTCAACCCTCGAATAGGTCGTTTCCAATTGGTGCTGACGACGCCAGTCGCTGCGGCAATATAGCCGACGCGCGTCGGCAGTTTCTTCGTGCGGAACGCAGTATTGGGACACGGGATTGCCCACGTCTCCCTCCGGCCAGAATGGCTCGAGGGACGGGCTATTTGCGACCAGCAGGACGGCGCCAGCCAGGCCAATCATCATCCCAAGCGGCGTTGCTGTCGTACTCATGGATCGTCCTCGATCCTTGGCTTGTCTGTGCCGTGGCGTCCGCCCTCGCGCCGTCGTTGCCGCGGTGCGAGTGGCGGGTTGCCCGGCGGGCACGTCACGAATAGACGCGCCGTGCCCTGATGCAATTCACAAAGCGGTGGTCGTGCTGATCAAATAGAGAAGAGAGATAGAGTAAAATCCATTGCATATTCTCTCTGAATGGCCGGTTGCGCCGTAAATCAGCCGACCGACCGATCTCGTTCAGAACGAAAGATGCTGAAACGAGTGCGGAGTCCAAATCGGCTCGGGCTCGATGCTCTTGCCGTGAGAAATTTCCGGGACGCCTATTGACTACGTAACGTGAATGCGGTAGAAAACGATATACGCCAAAGATGTAGGTAAAGATTTCGCGGGCGCGCGCACTGGCCGGGCTGTCCCGTGCGCGGCATGCGGACAAACGCGAAGTCGCGAAAGACGCCTCCGATAACTGAGTATCGCTTTTGCGCAACGCGTGCGTCGGCGGCGTGGCTGTCCCTCCCGGTGCTCTTGCCGACGGGGAGATTGACACTGTAACGCGAATCTGAGAGATAAGCGCATCCTCCAGAAATGCGCACGAACAATCCACCAGGCATCGGAGCCGACGCTCCTTTGACTGGCTGCGGCCGCGTTGCATTGCGGCTCGTGGGCGACTGAGAAATTCCAAGATTCATCTCAATTCAGGTGATCCCGAATGCCCAAAATGACGTTGGGCGACCTCCGCGCGCTGCTGGCCGCGGAGAGAGCCGACGCGTTGTCTGCAATGTCTGCGTCGAAGTTGTCTGAAGAGCGAGCGAATGCGCTCGACTACTATATGGGCGAGATGTCGCGGCATATGCCGGGGCAGGAAGGCCGCTCGCAAGCGGTCTCGACTGACGTGGCCGACACCATCGAGGGGCTGATGCCTGTCCTGATGGACGTCTTCACCGGCGGCGACGAGGTCGTGCGCTTCGATCCGGTGGGGCCCGAGGATGTGCCCGCCGCCGAGCAAGAAACCGATTACGTCAACCACGTGTTCACGCAGCAGAACCCCGGGTTCCTGGTGCTGTATTCCTTCATCAAGGACGCGCTCCTCTCAAAGGTCGGCGTCGTCAAGGTGATGTGGGAGGAGCGCAAGGAAAGCGAGCGCGAGACTTACCTCGATCTGACCGAAGAGCAGTTCGCGGCGATCGCCGCGGCGCCGGATGTCGAGATCGTCGAGCACAGCACAAACATCGTAACCCCCGAGTCGGGAGCGGGCTTGATGGCCGGCAGCGCCGCTTCACCTCCTGGCGAAGCCGCAGCCTCGCCCGCTCCCGTCACCTTACACGACGTGACTGTCGAAACCAGCCGCCGGGTCGAGCGCGCGGAGGTGCTGGGCGTGCCGCCGGAGGAATTCGGCATCGCCCGGCATGCGCGCTCGATCCGCGACACGGATTACTGCTTTCACGACGTGTTGCGCTCGCAGTCGAAGCTGATCGCGCAGGGCTATGACGCCGAGCAGGTCAAGAAGCTGCCGAGCTACACCCAGGCGCACACGATCGAGGAGCAGGCGCGTGACACGGTCGACGAGAGCACCTTGCGGCAGGGCGACGACGGCATCAACAGCGCCAGCCGTCTCATCAAGGTCACCGAGCACTACGTGCGTATGGACTACGAGGGCACGGGGGAGGCAGCGCTCTATCGCGTGACCACCGCCAGCGACGATGCCGAGGTACTGTTGCGGGACGGCGAGCCCGATATCGTGCGTGAGGACGTGATCCCCTTTGCCGCCATGACGCCGGTGATCATCACGCATCGGTTCTTTGGCCGTTCGATTGCCGACCTGGTCATGGACATTCAACGCATCAAGACCGCGCTGCTGCGGTCGCTGCTCGACAATGCCTACTTGGCGAACAACCCTCGCACCGAGGTTTCGGAGAGCCACGCAACGGACACGACACTTGACGATCTGCTCGTATCGCGGCCGGGCGGCATCGTGCGCACCAAGGCGCCAGGCGGCCTGCAGGTGTTGCAGCATCCAGATATCGGCGCGCAGGTGTTCCCGCTGCTGCAGTATCAGGACGCGACGCGCGAGTGGCGCACGGGTGTGTCACGGCAAGGGCAGGGGGTCGATCCCAACGCTCTGCAGAACCAGGTCGCGACCATCGCGAACCAGATGTTCAACGCGTCGCAGGCCAAGGTGAAGCTGATCGCGCGCATCTTCGCGGAGACTGGCATCCGCGACCTGTTCTCGCTGCTGCATGCCACGATCCGCAAGCATGGCTCGCAGGCACAGACGGTGCGGCTGCGCAACCAATGGGTGACGGTCGACCCGCGGGACTGGAAAACCCGCAACGACATGACGATCAACGTCGGGCTCGGCACCGGCTCGAAGAGCGAGCAGCTCGCGCACTTGCAGCTGATCATCGGTGCGCAGGAGAAGGCGATCGCGCTCGGCCTGGTGACGCCAAAGAACATCTATGAGTCGGCGAAGGAGCTGACCAAGATCGCCGGCCACAAGGACACGGATCGGTTCTTCACGGCGCCCGACCCGCAGGGCGCGGGGAAGCCGATCCCGCCGCCGCCGGATCCCGGGCAGGCGGAGATCGCGACGAAGGCGCAGGCCGAGCAGGCGAAGGCGCAGGCCGATGCCGCCCATCAGCAGATGAAGCTGAAGGCGGATATGGCCTTCGAGCAGCAGAAATTCGAGCTCGAGAAGCAGCTGAAGCTGCTCGATGCGCAGATCAAGGCCGAGCAGCACCGCCAGCAGATGTCGTTGCACGCGGTGCGATCGGCAGGCGGTGCCGCCGAACCGGGGGCGGAAGGTAAGCCCGGCGGTGATGGCGGCACCGCGGCGCTGATCGCCGGCATGATGGACACACTCCATCGCATGTCGGCGCCGAAACGGGCGCGCAAGCTGCCCGATGGATCATGGGTCACGGAGCATATGAATGGCTAGCTTCAACAAGTTCAATCAGTTCGTCGCAGACCTCGCCACCAAGGTGCACAATCTCAACAGCGATACCATCAAAGTGATGTTGAGCAATACCGCGCCCTCGGCGTCGAACACGGTCAAGGCAAACATCACGGAGATCACCGCACAAAACGGTTATCCCGCTGGCGGAACGCAAGCGACGTTCGACAGCGGTGCGCAGTCGGGCGGCACCTACAAGCTTGTGCTCAACGATGTGACGTTCACGGCGTCGGGCGGGTCGTTCGGCCCGTTCCAATACGTCGTGGTCTATAACGACACGCCGACCTCTCCGGCAGACCCGCTGATCGGCTGGTATGACTACGGCGCCGCGATCACTATTACGTCCGGGAATAGCTTCGCCGTCGACCTGGATCAGGCCAACGGCCTGCTGACGTTGGTGTAGCCATGATCAAAGTCAATCATTCGTTCGTCAGCGCGATCTCGGACGATCCGACTGCTGCCGCAGCCGGACAAGTCCTGCCGAGCCACTGGAACGCCGACCACGCCGTCGGTGTGCCGGTTGTGCTCAACAGTGCCGGTGCAGCGTCAGCCAACGTTACTGCCATCCAGGCGGCTCTGAGCGCCGGCGGTCTGGTGCTGATCAGCGGAAACGGAATTTGCTACATCAACGCGCCGTTGGTGATCGGCTCGAATACGCGCCTCATCGTAGATCCGGCGATTACGATGCGTCTGGCGAACAGCAGCAATTGCAACCTTATCCAGTCGCAGTGCTACAACAACGGTTCGCCTGCGTTGGCGACGGTTACGTTGACCTGGTCATCAGGAACGACTGCAACCGTGAATTGGACCGGTCATGGGCTTAGTGTTGACGATCCCGTCCTTCTAAAGGGTGTCGATGGTACAACGGACGGAGCGTATATCGGGATCTTCACTGCCGTTTCGATCACCAATGCGAATCAGTTTGTCATCAAGTTGGAACGGCTCCCGGCAATCTCTCCTGCCGGCACTATCCAGGCGGCCAAGCCCGATCGCAATATCATTATCGACGGCGGTACATGGGATTATAATGGCGCCAACAATTCTACTGCCACGGGTTCAGGTTTCCATATTGCTGTCCTGTATGGGGTCGACAATCTTATTGTACGTAATGTTGTCGGGCTTGGCCTGCAGAAATATTTCATGAGCGTTGGCGGGGTCCGAAACTTCACCTTCGAGAATTTCGGCGCCTACGCTACGGTTGGTTCGGGGTCCGGTGACATCTTGAAGATCTATGGCCCGGCGTTCCACGGGCATGTTACGGGGTGCTATGGACATACCGGCGACGATTGTGTGTCAGTTCAGCCACGCGAAGCCTCTGCGTTCTCGGTGTACGATATCACCGGAGGCGGGGATTGTTTGAACATCGAAATCGATGGTCTGAACGCCATCGCAGACACTGCGCATGTGTTTGCGGCTTACGCGCACAATTGGTTCCGGATCAACAATCTGACGGTTGGTCGGGTTGCGGGCGATGCTAACGTTCCCATCAATTTCGTATCCAACAATGACATGTCGAACTGCACGATCGATAAGGTCAAGCTGGTCAACTGCGTCCAGCGCCGAGACGACTCCACGACGGTCGTTCAGTTCGTGGGCTCTATCACTGTCGGCCAGATTGAGATCGATGGCCTGGCTGGGTCTCTGGTCACGTCGTCATGGGGTGCAAATGCCATCTACATTGACCCGTCAGTATTGGGGATCAAGGATCTGGTCGTTAAGAACGTCTACGGCGTCCTTGCGTCGGCCCAGCAATTCATCAGTGTCGGTGCGCCAGTCGATAACATCGTTATCTCTGGCGGCTTCATGCAATCGACGAGCGGCAACAACGGCGAATTGCTGTCGATCAAGTCCACAGCGTCCGTTCGTCATGTGCGAGTCGAAGGCGTCAGGTGCGAGCTCATCAACACTGTCGTGCGGCTCTTTTCTGGCAATACATCTAATCCACTCATAGAGCTAGTTGGTTGCGATATAAACGGCCGCAACGGTGTAACGGCGGCATCGAGCTGCAGAGCCAATTTTCTTGGCAATAAGTGCACCGGCATGGGTAATGGCTTGATACGGGTGGATGGGAGCGCCAACGCTGTGACCGTTCCAGTATCTGCCGCCGGCAACCATGTGGACCCGACCGGGTGGTGGCTGGACTGGAATACCGGTACCATGATCGTTCAGCCGTTCAGCCAAGAATTCCAGGCTGATGTGGCGTCCGGAATCATTGGGCGTGTCGAGGGCGGCACGCTCTACAACATCAACGCCTCCGCAGGTACGCTTGGCACCGC